GACCTTCAAGTGTGACAAAGTCTATCTGCTCTTCCTCTATCATTGGCTGGAAATCTTCGTATGGTATTTTGTTTTGACCTGCTTCGTCTGTTGACATTGCCAAGCTTAGTAATGCCTGTAAAAACAAAATCTCTGCTCTATCTTGATAATATGTATCATCTACATTATAAATGCCAAGTCGCTTGGTTATCTCTTCAGTTATATCAGATATCGCGTAGCTCATTTAACTTTTCCCATAGTATTGAAATTGAGTCGTCCAATGATTTTCCCCATAAATCAACGTTACATTTTTTAGCAAACTTCCTAATAGCGTTAAGTTTTTCTGAATTGTTCTTGTATTCTTTTCTTAATATAAACTTATATGTTTCTATAACATTGGATTCTCCGTCCTTGCCTACTATTTCAAAGTCATCATAATCTGCGAAAAAGTCGGCTACATGGTCAGTAACCTCTGCTACTCTATTCCCGACAGTAAACAGCAGATTGACTGCTTCAACCTTCTCTTTTGGAAATAATCTTGAATGGAATTTAGGACTAATCCTAAAGGAGTTCGGAATCTTCCCTGTGTATTTTATATATCTCATATTATCTCCATTTTAAAAAGGGAGGTTTCCCTCCCTGTATTTATGATTATGTAGTTAGTAACCAATCCCCACTTGAATCAAGCGGAACTAATGTTTTTGTTCCTGAAATATCCATCAGGATTAAGCGAAGATAACCTGATGCGGGAATGTCTATTGTTGTTTTAGTTGCTACGGGATCACCAGCGGTATCGACCATTACCACATCTGCCGACAAGGCACCTGTTCCTGTTGCACTTACATAAATCAGAAACTCGCTTGCGTCTGCCACCGACAAAGCTAAGTTAGAGTCATCTGATACATTTATTACTTTTTTGTTGTTTAGTTTGTTTTCAAACCATCCTACACTTTTCACAATATCCTCCTTACGATGTCATCACAATCATAGATGATGTGTTTTCGGCTTCATAAGCAGTTTCTAAAAACGCTTCAGATGTTCCAACTGAGAAGACAGTGCTTTCGTCTGAATCACTGAAGAAGTCAGCTCTCTGATAACCATCAATACAGTATGTTCCAACTTCCTGAAGATTATAGTGGTCATCATCAATAGTTGTCAGACCCATTGGTTTTGCTATTCCTTTACCAATAGCTCCATTACCAAATACAATTGCATTGTAGTTTGACTCTGTACTAAGCTCAAATAGACCATCATTATAAAGACTGTTATTTGCAGAGTTCCATCCACGAATACCTACGATATCTTCAAATATTGCGAACCCTGCATAGTAACCTATAGAACCGTTAAGTTCAGGAGATTTTAACATTTGTGCAGAGAAAGCTTCTCTTTGTGCAGATTGGAATGTAGAATCTGACCGAAGGCTTTTGCCCTGATTAGGATGTACTATCATCGCCCAGTAAGGTACTCCACCTTGTGAAATGATTTGAGGAATACGAAGCTCCATTGCCTTTACTCTTAAATCTTCGAGTAAGTCAGTATCCATCTTAGTGTCTGTTGCTCCCGCGGCAGTGTCAAGATTCGCTGCTGTTTTTGTGCTTTTTTCAGTTCCTGCAGCGGTTAGCACACCACCATCATAATAGTACCAGTTAGGGTGCAATCTTTTTGGAACTGCTAACCCGTCATCAGTACTGCTCGCATACAACGGTGCGTTAAGCCCATAGTAAAACGCCTGATAAACAAATTGATTTTGATATTTACTCGCTCTTCTTTTTAGTACTTCAAGAGATGCTGTGTCTAAGTTCATAATCTTAGCACGTTGCATTCCCATTCTACCGGTTTTGTTTTTAACTGCTGTTCTCCATTGGTTTACATAAGCACGTAACCAACGTTGAGAAACCTCATCGCCTGTTCCCTCTAATACGGTATCACCATATTTAATGTTCTCGCCAAGTTCATTAAGGAACGGAATGAGCATATTGTCTCTTCCTTCAGACATAAATGAGTCCAACATCTCAATTGGCTTACCGGATGGAACTAATTTTCTGTTACCGTTATCATCGTTGATAGCGGTGAACCCACCGAATCGAGACCAAAAAGTATTATACCACGTCTCTCTTCGCATTTTTTCACTGAGAATTGCTACATTCCCGGTGTAACTATGACTTAAATCCATTTTTATCCTCTAAGTAGTTTGTTGAGTTGCTCGTCAGATAATCTTCGAGAAATCCTTTTCCACTCTTTAGGATTAGTATATGGAAAGTCTGGATTCTCTTTTAGTAATCTGCCAACGTCAACTCTGTTTTGTGTTGTATTTGTAGCAGACATTCTCGGCTGTTGTGAGTCGAATGCACCCTTGATTCTTTCTCGTTCTTGTTGAACGGCAGAAAGCTGTAGGTACTTCTTAAACTTGTCAGGATACATCTTAAACAAAGATGCTTCTAAGTCAGATTTCTTAATTGCCCCATTTGCGTCTGCCAAAGCAGATTGTGCAAAATCAACAACTTGTTCCATCTCAACATCAGATAAATCTTTGTACTCATTAGAAAAACTATCAACAACTTTTAAGTTCTCTCTCTGTGACATCTTGGTCATTAACCGTTTCTCGGCAATTTCAGAGCTGTATTCACGGTTTAGTTTGCTAAATTCTTTCTGTAGTTTCCTGCTTTCAGCATCGTATGGGTCAAAGTCGTCCGAATAAACTATTTTTTCAAGTTCTTCCAGACGCTTAAACTTATCATCTCCCTGCTTATCAGTACCGCTACCTTTCTTTAACTCACCAATAATCCTACCTTGCTCACCTAATTTCTTCTCTAAATTCTGATAGGATTTATATAAATCATCAGCACTCTTGAATCTGCCTTCTCCAATTCCCTGATTGTCGGAATCATTTGTCTCTGTTCCAAAGGAATCTTCCGTCACGGAATTTTCTTCGGTCATACCACTGTCATCGAGTTCAACATAAATGCCCTCGTCTTTTTCATTAATCATTTGCGTCCTCCTATATTACCCGCTCTCTTCTTGAACGGTATCATTAGACATTGCTTGTTCTTGTGCAACTTGATTCAGGATTTCTCCATCTTCGGTTAAGGCTTGTTGTCGTGCCTGATTTTCTGCTTGCACACCCATTATTTGTTGCATATAAGCAACTTGTTCTTCCCAGTCAGGCAACTCTGAATCTTTAAGCAACCATTCTGGATTTATAAGTTCTGCACCAAATACGCTCATCAAGCTCATTTTCTGCATAAACTTTTCTTGTCTGTATGAAGTTGAAGTTTGACCTTCATCAACTAAAACTTTCCCCTTAAAATCTTTTATATTATTTATTATCCCATCGCCCATTTCAACATTAAGGAGTATTTGCCTTGTCGCACCCTTCTCGTTTGAAATTATGGCGGGTAAATCTCTGTCACCGTACACGTATGGAAAAGTTTCGAGTAAATACTCCCCTAACATTTTTCGTGTCTTAGAAAGGTTATTAAAATAATGGTTTACCGTGACGCCAGAAACTTGTGCCTTTAAGTTAAATAATCTACCGGATTCATCTGAATATTCCGATTGACCTCTCATAGCAGAATTAATTGCCGAAATGTCATTCATATTAGCTTCGTCATCAACAAGCTTTTCTTTTATTGAATATGGCACTTGATTCGGTGTTATTCTAAACGGAGGAGCTTTTGGATTATTATAAAGAAATGCACTTCCCGGCTTGTTTCCTCTCTTCTCGTACTCTTCTTTAGTCTCTTTGTCTTGTGCTTGAAAAAAGATAGGTGCGTTTATTGATTGGTCAAGGAACGCCAAATATTGAGTTTCTCTTTTATTATAGCTCTTCTGAATTGGTTTTAATGATTTCACAAAAGAAGATGATTCTGATTTGATGTGATTATAATCGAAAGAACAGTATGGTATAACATCAAACATATCAGTATTAATATCGCTCATTCCCTCGAATAGGGTAGTGTTATTGTATGGTACCGTTGTAGTTATGTGAATCCCTTTTGTTTTTGTTGATGTTACATATTCCCAGTTTTTATCTTTATCGTATTCGTCCTTGTCGCTGTTTGTGACATTTATATATTCACCTGATACTACATTTTGATAGACATTCCCGGACTTTACTACTCGTTTTTGGAGTTCTAAAACTTTATATAAATCATCTTTCTTGTCATAGTATTCTGCTTCAGGATGTTCACGATTCCACACTGAAAATATGCTATCAGTATCAGATAGTTTTTCCCATAATGTGGCATTTTCTGGCATAACAACGCCATATTTAAGTTCTATGTCGTCACGGCTCATCCACTTTTCTTTTATTATCCAATTACAATCACGCAAAAAATAGTCTCTATAGTTCGGGTCAGGATAGACACTAAAGCTATTAGCAACCTTAATATCATATTTCTTTCTGGCAAACTCGTCAAGTTCAATACCAACTTCAATCCACGCAGGAATAGACATAATTAATCCTGAAGAAAAAGCTTTTTCGATTGCTTGTTCAAGTCTCGATTGTTGACGAATAGAATAGAATAATTGATTTGCAAGTTCTGCAACTTCCGTACTCTGCGACTCATCTTTTGCCACAAACTTTATTTGTCGTCTATTTTGCTGTTCCGTGCCAAGTAGGTTATTTAGTCTCGGAAGAATTTTATTATAAACAACGTCTGGCGTTCTGCCTGTGTTAAGTAAATATTTCTTTTCTTCCGGAGTCCATTGGTCGCCCAAGATAAATTTAAAGTCGTCCATCGATTCCTCGATAGCGTCTTTCCATCGCATCTTTGCACGTTCATACATACTTACAATATCACTTACCTTCTTATCCATCCTATCCCTCTTATTTTAAATTAATTAGAGTTTATTAACTGTCAACTCTTTTTTTTTTACATCGCCCAAGCAGGAACACCGCCGGAGTAACTTTGTTTCTCATCTTTCAGTTTTTCCCGCCAGCCTTTTTCTTTTCTAACTTCGGTTTTGAAGTTTGGATAAATATACATCACACCATATCTAAGTGCATCGTAAGCGTGGTCTTCTCCATCTGTGTCAACATCTTCAGGTCTTTTGACATCGCTAATTAGTGACGGTATCGATTTTATGCAATACGTACAATTACTGGTAAACCTAATCTTTGGCATCTTGCTGTCTGGGATTCTCATTAAGTCTCTCATCAACATTGCACCGGCAAGTCTGTCGTTTATTCCCCGAATCATTCCTTTTATTCCGTGTTCAAAATATATTTGTGCAGGAGATGTTGGTGTCTCACCCATTTCAAGGTTTTTTATCCAATATGCAGGGTCTGCTATTGATAGGTAAATATCAGATTCAAGCAACTGGTTCCTTGCCATCGCTTCTTTTATCTTTGTTGTCTGCGGAGTAACAGATAGCCCTGCTTCGACAACTTCATCAAACACAAAAACATTTTTAAATTCATCAACAGCTAAAAACAAACAAGCAAATGGTGCAGATGTTCCATAATCCATAACTCGATACACCTTGTGCCGGTTCAGGTCAAGCTTAAAATCCCTTTCAGGTATAACGTGATAAAGCTCGTTCCATTCAAAGAACTGCCCAACTTGTGCATCCCAGTCACCAAACAGCCACATACTACGTAACGGTTCTTCCAATGACATTAAATATCTTATGTACTGCGGGTCTGTATGTAAAAGAATAGGGTTGTCGAGTACTCCAAAAGGGACATATTGCCACGTTCTGCCGTGGTGGTCTAAGAATACTTGCCCAGGAAGCTTTTCTGTATATCTTAAATCATACCTTTTTATGTGTTTTTTCTTCCCCTCTACAACAGGACACTTATCTACAATCTTTTCTTTTAGCCACATATTGCCTATCCCACCGGGATTAGACGTCATCCTAAAATAAGATGTAAGTTCTTTATCATCAGAACGCAACGAACCAAGAAGTTTAGAAATCCAATCCCACTGGAACTGGTTCGACTCCTCAATCCCAATATAGTGATAGTTACCACCAATATATTTATTAACGTCTTTTATTGAATCAAGAAATGTCAAATAAACAACAGCACCGGACGGAAACTCATAGCACTTTCTTCGCTCTACCCAATTACCGCCACAAGCTTCTGCGAATCTGTCAGTGAACGGTTTAAAGTTTTTCATCAAATCATCGTATGTCCTACGAATAAGTAGT